AATTGGAGTAGACCAATCCTCTACTATATCAGGATTAGAAGTAAATGTTCTATCTGACATCCATATTGGAGGAGTCAGTTTCTGATCATTACCTTGCCATCCTTCTGGATATACTACTTCATTAGTTTCAGAATCCCATGATCCACCTACTGGTTTCTCAGGTTCTTCTTCACTAGATTTATATGCAAACACAGTCTTATAAGATACTCCGGGTAATCCTTCTCCCGGTTCTCCTTGAGGACCTGATTCACCTGTAATTCTAATAGGACCTACCCATTTATCAACAAGATCACCATTTTCGTCAATTAACGCATTAATCATCCACATGAATTCACCTTTGATCAATGTTGGTGGTTCATCTGTCCATCCTTCTGGGAATCTCACAGTTCTATCCAATGGAGGTGGAATAGTCTCAGCAGCACTCTTAGCATACTTGAAGTCCATGTAGCTATTAGTCTTACCGTCTTCACCTGTACATTGTACTGGATCTGTCCAAGTAGCTACTGTGTCTGTACTACCATCTACTAAACCCATTGACATCCACCATCTACCAGTAGATCCCGGACCATCAAACCAACCGTCAATACCTGCTGCTCCCGGAGTAGGTATAAAGAAGTTTGGTTTACTTGGTTGTAGTTCTGATTGTTTGAATACCCACGTATTCCAATTTGGTTTAACTGATTCTCCCGGTTTACCGTCTGTACCATCTTTACCGGGCTCACCTTTCTCTCCCGGAGGTCCTTGTATACCTCTTTCTCCCTGTATACCTTTTTCTCCTTGTGGTCCTTTAAATAATATCCAAGTATAATCTACAGGATTTGAACTAGGAGTTTCTACAGCTTGGTTTTCAGCAATACCTATGTGTGTAGTATCAGCTTGCGGTTGCATAGTCATATTAAGACCACTAGCATTATTAGCGTATCTAATCCAAGTATAATTACTTACTGAACCACCACTACCTGATCCTTTTTCTGATAAGTCTACTAACTTCTGTCCTATTACAGCAATGAGTTTATCCTAAGTAGAATCATAGTATATCTGACCATTCTGATAATTGCCACTAATATTACATTTAATATTCTTAGCGATGTCTAAACACTGCGGTAATACTAAAGTATTATTCAATACAATAGTACCATTAGATATACTACCTCCATCAAAGAACAATACACAGTTCTCTGGTATCTGTATTGTTTGACCTTGTAGGTTATAATCATACTGTATTCTATAAATAGTACTAGCCCTATTTATATCTGACTGTTGAAGTAGATTGATATTATTAACAATACGTTTGCGCAATAACTTTCTACCCAAACCACTAAATTGATTTGGTACATATTCTTTATCTGCAAACTTAAGGTTGAAGTCATAATCTACCATTATGTCTTCACCATCAGCAGATATTGCACTTACTGGTTGCCAATATGCCTTATTAGTAATACTAATGTTGACAGGTACTTCCTTTATAGATATAAAAGACTTATAATCATTATCATAGACTAAACAAAGTCTATCATACTATTTAGAAGAATCATGTTTACCGTCACATGTAAGTGTAACTTTACCTAATAATTTCGTATATTCCATTCTAAAAAATTAATTCTGTTTCTGGTTTAATAAAGTCTTTAACATCTGGTGCATCAAAAGTAATCTGATTATCTTTAGGATCCACATAAGCATTAGGATACTTAGCATAATCTGATATCACTACAATATTGCCATGGTAGTCCAATGCAATATATAGGAACTATTTTAATTCATCACATGTGCACATATTTTCACAATTTACATACTCCATTAACACATGTTCTACACCCTGTATTAACAGTTTTAGTATTAATATTAACGTTCAACAATTTGCATAAATCCAAGTAAAACTATAGTGCTTCTTTATTATGAGCAGTAGCAATAGCCTATTCTAATAATTGCCTCTTAAATACTATTAGCATTAAAAGTTGCATCTATCTATCGTCTAAACAAGTTTGACAATACTTACGCAACATCTTTATCTCTGCATTATATAAGATATTAGGATCATAGTATACACCATCTACATAGTCATTAGCGTAATACTCAGTAGTAACAAACATCTTGATATACTTCATATTAGTATCAAATTCTGATAATACATCAGACTCTACTGTTATTTCATATGCATATATTGTTGTTACTTCCTTCTCTTCGCCTTCACGTACAATCTCTTTATAAGATATTCTAGCGTTATTATAGTTCAACACGTAATCATGATTATCTGGATTCTCGCAATATATATTGCTTATATTATGACATTCGTCAATGTATAATACTATATCATTAGTATTTACTATAGATATATTAGTATACACACTGAATACCATTAGATTATCCTTTATGGTTACATTAAATATTTTATTCATAATATTAAAATAAAAAAGTGGAGCGGGGAGATATACTCCACCAGCCCCACTTCATGATTGATTGAATTAATTCTATTAAGCAGCTTCTCCTGATATGAAAGCTTCAATACCTTTAGCAACAATTGAATTTGTGAAACCTTCAGCTTTCTTAACATAAACCTCAGTTGTCAGAGGAGTAGTCTTGATATACTGATTATCATTACTAAGATATTTGTTGTCGTTTTCGATAGTGATATAGTTGTATTCTACACCTTCTTCTACCATTCTCGGCTGTTCTACAATAGGATAAGCACCTGTAAATACATGTCCCTGGTAACCCATGAAACGTACTTCAGCGTCTCTCACCTGCTTCCAGTAACCTTTGCCCGGTGTACCTTCAGTCTTAGTAATAGTTGCACCCGGAATAGCTTCTGGGTAATTGCTCAAGATAGCTCCCGGAATAGTAACATACAGACTAGCTTCCATGCTTACTGTAGAGTATTCAGACAGTGAATAAACTCCTTCATTATCATCTTTTTCCATTGCAGTCAAAGTGATAACAGCACTAGAAACTGTAGCATTAATTCTACGATTTGCGTGTTTGTTGATCTTCTTAACGATAGCAGCAGCTAAAGCAGAAGCATCTGTGCTAGCAGCATATACTTCATAAGTATGAGTAAACTGACCCGGAGCTTCATACATATCTTTGTAAACCATTCTCAGAACGTATCTGTGACCAGCTACGATAGTTGCGTCAGTCAAGGTAATAGTAATTTTATCCTGAACAGGAGCAACATATTCACCAATAACAGCACTAGGTTTTGAATCTTTCTTGATTTCATTACCGAATTTGATATTAGCTTTCTGAGCAACTGAACCATCAGGCATAGTTACATTAACTTTATTCTGAGCTACACCTACATACAATGAAGTGGCGTTAGCAGCTTCAGCGGCAGTTTTTAAGATAGCTCTATTCTGGTCGAACAAAGCAACATCACCTACAGCCAAAGCATCAGCAGTAGTATATGATGCAGGGATATTTTTACCGATCAATACGATATCTACGTGTTGTAACATAATTTAAATTTTATTTTTAGTTTAACATAAATGCGCGCTCATGTAAACTTAGTTCATCTTCTACTTTCCTTATTTCAGATTTCCACGTCAATGAACGCATTAGTCTTTGTCAGATTTACCTGACTATTGCATAGAAGCAGCTTGCTGTATATACATCATTACAGCTGCGTCTACAATTTCTTGGTGAGTATCAACTGGTAATTCAGTGTACTCTTCTGTTAGTTTATTACCTAAATCTTTGGCATTTCTTAAGTAAGTTAACTGGTATTCGTTTATGCCGTAATTACCATCTGTTATCAATACTATTTTGCCATCTGTATATAATCTAACTGGTCTAGCTTGATTGTGATGTAAGTGGTATTCTGATAGACTATTACTTAATATTCTATCAACTGTTTCAATAGTAGCTTCAATTACATCAGTGGAATTAGAAACCAAGGCAGGACATTTGTTGCTATAAATATTAATAGTCGCTTGCTCCCCTAAAGTATACATATATCCTTCTGGGTAGTCTGTTGACCATCTATTACCTGTTCTTGTAAAGTCAATGCTAACATATTTATCTGTTTTTACTAGAGTACGTAACTTATCAGACAATTCTTGATTAAGCTAAAACGCTCTGTATAACTGTTTAACATATTCGTCTTTAGCTCTATTTATATAGTAGAATATAGTGTCTGAGTTTAACTTACTCATAATATTATAACCCGGTATAATATTATTCAACTATCTTTCAAATGCTATTTGGAATTGTCTTTCAGTCATATTATTCAGATAATTGGTTTAACTGTAATTTAGTAGATGTTCTTGGTGATTCAATATTTTCTAACGCTATTACTACAGCTCTATTGATAACTTCATTCATTACATCTTCAGGTAGATCTAATTCTTCGTCTAACTGTGTGTAATCAAACTGTTTAGGTCTCTTTATATAAGTAATATTAACTGCATACTTATTGCTTGATGGTTTAAAACTATCTGATATCTGCATTACAGGATCTACATAGATTTTCATTCTATTATCCTCTAATGTCGCTACAGGTACTTCAACCCAAGGTATATTGTTGTATGTTTGTTTAAATAGGTTAGCATTCTAATGATCTACTATTAAGCAATTAGTAGATGAACCTTTAAACATAATTACTGCAGATAATATAGTTACTCTTCTACCTCCATCATGAATATCATCTATTACGAATTCATTATATGTAGAATTATTAGCAAAAATGTTCTCATCAGTACATACTAAAGCATCCAGTTCAGATATACTTTGGAGAGATCCTTCGAAACTCTGTCTTAATACATTGTTTCCACTTATCTTATTACTAATTATCTCATTTTGAGCCTAATTAAGAAAGATATCTATTTCCTCAGGTAAGAATGCAGGTGAGCCACCATAGGCAACTCCCTGAGCATTCTTATCTAGGATAACTTTAAACTAAATATGTGCAGTACGGTTATTCATTACTTGGACTTGATTTCATTTAAAATAGCCATCTTGATATCATTATTCTTCTTGTCCTTTAAATAAGCAATTACGTCTTCCAAACCATTACCAATAAGGTCTGTACCAAAGTAATATTGAGCTCTATTTTTTCAATGATATTCTTAGCAATAGCTTCTTCAATCACAAAGTTAATTTCTTTATTAGGATTTTCTACCCATTTCATAATAAACTTCTTTGGTGATTCTTCAATCTGTTCTGTCAACTTAGCTTCAATCAGTTCATTTGACATAGTATCAGATTTAATACCATAAAGTCTAAGACATTTACGCATATCCTCAATAGACATCTTATCCATTTCTCTATATGCTTCACGTTTGATCTTGTTGATCTTGTTAGCTTCTTCAGCTTCACTGTCCCTATTAATCATTACATAATCAGTAGCTGGTGTGATCTTATTCAGTCCATTTGCTACTCTCTTATGTCCTTTAAGGAACAAATATTTTAGTTCATCTTCAGGTCTATCAGTATCTAGTATTACATCCTTTTTGCCAACTTTAACAGCAAAAGTATCCCAAAATGAACTATTGGGTGCTAGTTTACCTTGTTCGAAACCAATTTCTTTTTCTAATCTTTCTGCATCTTCTGCAGTTAATCCAGTATAAATGTTACCAGATCTAGTCCAGTATGAACTAACATAGTCATAACATGTGGACCATTTTGTAAGCCCAGTCCATGGGTTTGTTTTAATTATTCTAACGATTACTTCCATAATATCTTTAATTAGATTGTTCAGTTAGTTGTTCTTTATATTTCCAGATATACTTAAGATTTCCTATAGAATGTGGAGTCCCGGTATTTGCTTCTCCATTTAATTGTCTTTGAATAGTTCTTCTATCGCATCCTGTTTCTCTACTAGCTCCTATTATACTTGGATATTCTGCTATTAGTTCACCAGTATTAACATCATACTGACACACTTTCTTAGACATTCTATTTCCGTTTTCTCTAACTATTTCTAATTGTTTTCCTTCTAACTTAGAACCGGTTAATTGTTTTATTCTAGCTCTACGACATGCTTCTGATATTATATGACCACCTTTATCCTTATTATATCCTCTTTCAGGATTCATAGCGTCCAATTCAGCTATCCAGAATGCCTCTCTCTTGTCTCCTTCGTATCTGGTTCCGTCTACTTCCTCTAATAAATCAATACTAAAATTAGCAGTACCATGCTCTCGCATAGCTTGATACAATAAACAATTTAAATCGTTAGGTCTTTCAGATTTAATAGCATGACTCTTATGATCACTAAATCTTTTTTTAAGATCTCTAGATGTCTGTCCTATATAAATCTTATTATTAGTATTATCTGTTATTTTATAAATTCTTGTCATAGTAGTATAATTTTTTAGTTTATACTACTATAACGTAAGAATTTAATTTATGTTGCGGTTAGTTGTCAACAATTTATTCAGCTTCCATTATGAGCTCGCCACATGCGCGGGGATCTCTCAACATGATACCCATTTCACCAAGGAAGAATACAGTATAACCGTCCTTACCATTAGATCTAAGAGTACTCTTTGAGTTAGCATAACCAGTTGGAGCAACAGCACCACCAGTGTACCAAGTTACAAACTCACGGTCTTTACGAACTACTTTTACAATGTTAGCTTCACCATCACGTCTACCAAGATCAAGGAATGTCATACGATATGATTCCAGAGGTTTCAGTGTGATAGGATGCAACATACGGTTATAAGTGGTATCATCATACAATGGGAAATATTTCAGAGTAAGTTCGATACCGTTAGTCATCTTGTAAGTCTTGAACTGACCACCAAAAGTAAGACTATCACCAGAACCTGTTACAAATACTGTATCGATCAGATTCATATTGATCATCTTTTCTTTTAATACTCTGTCGAATTCTCTCATACCCATTTCACCAGTCAAGGCAACAAACTTACGTTCGTTAGTACCAAGTACATTGTAAGACAGGTCGAACAAGAAGTCTTCCAACAGTTCTGCACTCAGTCTAGTGTAGAAACGTCTATTAGATGGAGCAATCTGTTCCAACAGACCAGCACCAATAAATACTGGACGACCGTTAGTACCTTTCAAGTTACAAGAACCATCTTTGTTTACATTGTTTTTCATGTAAACCAGCATTCTTTCACATCTCTTATACCATTCTCTCATTGCAACCCATTCCTGATAGTCTGCCCACAGATATGATTTCTTACCTGTTTTAGGATCTTGCAGAGCGATTGCCATTACTGTTGAATAAGCTGAACCAGTAATATCATAGTTAATACGAATTGTCGTCAGATAATTACGCATTTTGAAATGAGTATTATAGTTCAGGATATCACCTTCTTCACTGTATTCTTCTACAGCAGAAGCAAGACGAGATACCTGACATCCAGCTTTCAGATATTCAGAAGGGATGTAAGATGTAGGGTTACCATCTGCTACAAAGCAAGTGTATACCCAAAGGTTGCCATCCTGATAAGGTGCACCTGATACACGTACTTGGAAATCTTTATTATCAAATTCCAGAATAGCAGTAGGTCCAAACCAGTTATCTTCCAACCACAACAGGATAGGAGTATTACCCAAACCAGCTGTAGAATCACCAGTAATAGCAGCACCATTCCATTTTGCGTCTCTAATTGTTACAGCTCTATCAGCATCAATCATTACGCTCCATTCCCAGCTTGGCTGATCAATGGTCATTACATTACCAAGACCGCCAGTGAGCATATCCAGAGAAGTCTGGTAACCGTTATCCTTAGTACCAAATACATAAGACAATACGGTAGCAACCTGATATGGATTCTATTGTGAAGCTGCACTGATCTTAGCAGTGTCAATCAAGTCTGAAAACCATTTACCTTTGTATAAAACTAAGTTATTTAGAATATTATTATCCATAAAATACTAGTAATTTTAATTTAATTAGTTATTATTAATTTGCACGTAGCATTCGTGCAGCAGAACTCCAGATATCAGTATCATTCGAGATCTCTTGTTTTTTAGTCTTTCTACTTACTCCAGTTCTATTTAGACTTTCTTTAAATTTGTTAATAGCTTTGGTGGAACCTTCACTCTTAGCAGCCTTCAATAGTGTGTCTCCCTTCATAGTAAAGTAAGCAGACTCAAGTAAGTTCTTTACGCTTTTGGACCAATCCTTTTGGAATTTTGTCATGCCATCAGCGTCAGGCTTAAATATGTATTCAAGTAATACCTGTTTATCTTTTTCAGGTATTTTAATACCACGAATATTATCCATGCCTTTTATTTCAGTGACAACGTTCTGGAAGTATTCCTGTTGACGCTTTGCAGCAGCTTTAGCTTGGTTTTCTTGATCTTTCAATAGCTGTTGTTTCTTTTGCTCTTTAATCTCTTTAAGAGCTTCTAAAGCATCTTCTGCTTCATCTTCAAGCAAACCAGCATCTTCATACTTAGTTAATTTCTTATCTATCTGTTTAGTACTAAAGCCTTTCTCTTTCAAGAACTCTTTCAATACTAATTTCTGATTAACTTCGTCATCTTCAATACTGATTTCATTAAGATCAAGTTCACCTTCAATTTCAAAGTAATCTCTAAGATTTCCACCATTCTTAACAAAGTTATCCAAAGCTTCAACTTCTTCACTTGCATACTGTGGTACTGAATTCTCTTCAATTACTGCTTGAAAGTAATCAACAAGTTCTTCTGGAGTAGAAGGAACTTCATCATCTTCGCCTAATTCCCAACCCATCTTTTCAGATATAGCTTCAAAGAATGTAGTTACTGTGTTATTATCAGTAGTATCATCAGTATCTGCATCATCGTCATCATCTACATCTTCTTCTTTCTTAGGTTCAGGTTCAGTTACTTCTTTTTCCTTCTTACTTTTTCTAGTCTTTGCAGGTTCTGGTTCAGTAGTATCGTCGTCATCATCTGCATCGTTGTCTTCTACTGGTTTACGTAATTTTTCCAGTTCTTCGTCTGTCAAAGGTTCCGAAGCACTATCGTCTATATCATTTTTAGTATCCTCTTTGCCAGTACTTGTTTCAGTTTTAAATACATTACCCCCTGGCATGAAATCTTCAAAGATTTCGAAACCGTTTAATGTTTCTTTTTCCATAATTATATATAATTAGATTTAATTGTTGTTTTGTAATATACTTCTACAGAAGTACTTTAACTATTCTA